CTTAAGGGACCAGCAACATTCGTGGTTCCCAAAGCTGATATCACATCAAAAGGTATGAAGTCCAATGCCCATTTAGTTTTATGTGCCTCTAATTATCTGTACCCGACCCAGAATGGCGTTATAGGTCCGGTCGTCTGGGCTCGTCGTGATTCTGTTTGGTGGGTCACTAGAGCTGATATCAAAGCATGCACAAATCATGCCACTCAGAAGGTTGGAGTATTGACATGTCCAGACTGTAAAAACCTTGATGGAAATCGTGAAGCGTTAGCAACCTTTAGCCATCTCTCGTTCAGTAAGTGCTCCATTGATAATGATTATAATGATAAAGCTACATATGATGATTGCCAAAATCTTACGTTCCAGGAGTTTCTTAGAGTTGTGAAGCAGGAAATGAAAGTTTATTATGCCGGGGAAATGGAAAATTACAAACAAAGATTAGTAAGTTTAGGCATTAATATGGAGCATGGTGATGTGATGCTGCCCGTAGATCCTTTTGAAAAGATGCACAAAATGATGAACCGTGAGTGCGTAAACAACATTATTGATGGCCTTGGAGGCAGAGCAAGCCAGTTTCGAGCCACACCAGCTGGTTCGTATATGTATGGATTTAACCCTATGTCAATATTGTATGATTGGTTGAACCCAAAGCATGGAGTTATTGATGCGGATGATGGTGACTTGGAGAATATAGAACCAACCCCAAAGTATCCCGGTTTAAATGAATGTGTCCACAACATTGCATGGGAAGGTATATTAGATGGTATGCCAGATGAATTATTGGGTGCTGATCCCAAGGAATTGCGAGAGACTTTCAACTATAAGAGAATACGTTTTGATAATAGGGGTCACGAACTCTATGTCGACGCTGAGGATGGGGGATATTGGGTTCGAGGTAGTCGCAAATGTTGTGACACATGCAATTATTATGACAATGGATATCCATATACATACATTAAAAGAATGACGCAATACACTGATATTATTGAAAAGATTGGAATTGCTATTCCCTCGAATTACCCTATTCGTTTTCTTTCACCCAGGAATGCTAATACCTTGAAAGCGCTTCGTGAACATTTGGCAAAGCAAGAAAAGGTTGCTGGCTATCTACACTTTAAGGAGAAATGCTTAACTATTTTAACTGCGATAGCTGGTATGGCAACTGCGTATGGTTTATTATACATGGCGGAGAGAATGTCACTTAATAGAATGGAAAGCATAAAAGATGGCTTTAAGGAGATTGAAAAGAGACAAGAAGAAAAATTGGCAAAAACTGATGATATAATTGATGTGCTACCCTCCATGTACTTCACTGCAGCAACAAAGAATGAGAGTGGGTCTTCATCTGGCCAAATCCTTAAGAAAATACATGCACGTCGCCAAATGAAAATGTCTGCAAGAGTTATGAAAGCAAAAGCCTCAATGTCGCTTGATACAGTCTTTGATAGATATAAACAGAATACTGTTGAGATCTTCTATAAGGACAAACATCTTGTATCAGCACTATGTACTAGTATGGGCACTTACTACACGCAACACCATGCAATGCTCAATTTGATTTATCACTGGACCACAAATTTCGAAGCCGATTTGAAAGCAAACCCTCTCATAGAAACTGCAGTTGGGCAAGAAAAAGATAGTCTCTTGGAATTACTTCACAATAGGCACAAGCTTATCTTTAAAAGAACAGTTAGTGAAAGTACAGTGCAATCCATCGAAATAACTATGCAGGAATTCCTTAAAATGAATAATTGGTCAGTTTTGTTTTGTGGGGATGAAGATAGGTGTATCTTCACTTTTAAACATGCGAACCTCAATACAAAGGGAATGTATAATGATATATATTCTGAAGCTGACACTCTTACACAATCAAACTTCTCTGTGATGAGATATCGTATGGGCCAGTGGAGCGATGTTCAAGAAGCTAAAGGATGTCGTGATGAGGAGCAGAATATTCATTACTATAAAGAAGGAACACCATGGGGGAAAGATGATCGTTATGGTAATGGAATTTTTAGATGTGTTGGCTTTTCAGTTGAAAACATCTACGGAAATGATGCGGCCACAATGTGTGGGTCTGTTCTTATTGATAACACTACAGGTAAGATTTGTGGAATTCAGAGCGCAATCACTGATGCTCGTATATACTTTAATAGTTTATGCCAAGAACAACTTATATATTGGGGCACTTTGCATCCACAAGAAGGGATTTTGAAGGCGCGAGTATCTGGCGCATCTCTAGTTGAGGGTGAGGAAGTGTTTAACATCTGTCCTCCACAAAAATTGTATCATGCTGTTAAATCGCCTTTTTTACATTCGGCGATTCATGGAGAGCTATCTGAAGTGGTCAAAGTTCCAGCTAAC